GTCCTGCATCTAAGGTACCAGCAACGTCTTTATCCTGCCAAGATGGAGAGTCATAGAAACGTAGTTTGTCCACTTTGGACACAATACGCTTTCCTGCAATCGGATTAACTGGCTCTTTCTTCTCAAACTTGATGTAAGAAGGATTGTTATATACCCATTGATTTCCTCCAAGATTTAACCAACCATCTTTTTCTCCCCACACTTGGTATGATTCTGGTTTATTTAACTGACGAATAACAGAGTAACTTGCACCTGCCCCTTTACGAAGATTTACATTATAACCTTCAATATATGCAATACCTTCCACATTCGCCACTGGTTCGCCTGGTTTAGATGGTTGCTCTGGAACAGAAACGTCACCATTATTATATGCACGTTTTACATCAGCACGGAATTGCGCTTCTGATACACCATGACTACGTAAATAATCAAGTGGATCTTCATGGTCTGTGCCGCCAAGGTATTTCGTTACATCATAGTGTGTCCACAATCCTTTTTCTACAGATAGATTGTTATCTTTTAAGATTTCAGCTAATAATTTAACGTACTTTTCATATGAGCGCTTAAAATTTCCATAGTCTACAGTTTCGCAAAGTTCAACATGTACAAAACGCTTATTAGCACCTGAACCAGCCCCATAAGCGATATACTTTGTATCAGCAATTTGAATTGTTTCATTCCAATCTACTGCATAATGTACGAAAGCCGAACGCCAAGTACGAGACTCATACTTTTGAATATTAATAGCTGGAGCTTCTGAAGTTGCTGTACTATGTGCCACAACACCCTCATATGCACCAACACCATATCTATACGGCTGCTTAGGTAAATCAGGAATAATAAGCGTTCTATCAGCAAAAGCCCCTGTAGTGAAACTAAATAGGAGCAATGAAGTCATAAATACAGAGGAAACTAGTTTCGTTGATTTTCTCATATTATTTCTCACCTTTCGTACCAAGAATTTGTTTGATTTCTGATACATCTTTAGATAGAGAACCAAATGATTTAGCTTGTTCTTCAATGACTTCCTGGTTCTTTTCAATGACTTGTTGATACTTATCTTCTCGCTCTTTATTTTCTTGACGAGTAGAATCTAATAACTCTTTACTCTCTTTCCTTGTTGAGAATAAAAGCCAAACAAAAAGAGCGCCAAAAGCGCCCTGTGATAGCATTACATTGAAAACCTGTTCTTCCAATGTTCTCATCTCCTTTTTAACTAATTATATTTTTCTGCTCGTTATCACTTAATTGGATATGATAGCGAGAATGCTACATAGTGAGTCGTAGCTTCTGTGAGATACATAGAGATAGTTCCGTCCTTAGTTACTAACACTGTAACTGCTACAGGTAAGTTAACGTTAGAGGACAGGAAAGCACTTGCCGCAAAGTAAGAATCCTGATGAGGTGCAATATCTGGAGTGATACGTGCAATTACTTGACGGTTTTTAACTGATCGTACAGCTCCTGTGATATGCACCCAGTTCCCATGCTTGCGAAGCGTTAGAGGTGTATCCCCGTCTTGTACTGCATTAGTGACAGGAAGCTCCTCGAAAGCTACATCATCCATATAAAAGAGTCCTTCGCCATCCATCCAAACACTGCTTTCATAATTACCTTTATTTAAGAAGATAGCGCCCGCTTCCTTATCCTCACTGAAGAATCCTGGAATTAAACCAAAACGTTTTTGAACCTCTTTAATTACCTCTTCAACTACTGATTGATTTACCTCATTAGAATTAATAGTCATTATTAAACATCTCCTTCGAATTTTGTTGTTTGATTTTTTGATTCTCTTTAATTTACTCTTATTTTTACCGCACTCTTTTTGTCTTGTTTTACATTGTTCTCACCCCCTTTCAAGCAAAATAAAAAGAGAGACGATTGTCCCCCTTTATAACCACATTTAAACATATACTTTAAATACCACCTTTTATTATCAATCCTAAAACTGCCATAACTATTGCACTAATAACAATTCGCAAAATCCATGTTGTATTTATGCTAATTTTTTCTAACTGCCTATTAATTGTAGAAATGTCTTTTTCGTTAATAGTTGTACGAGTTTCTAAATTGCGAATATCTCTCATGATTTCTTTTTGTTCCGTTTTTAGGCTGTCAATTTTTTTATATACGTCTTCCATACGCTCACACCTTTCATCCACCTTAATAAATCAATCTTTATATATTATGAGACAACCCTATTCACTGTGAATGTAATTCAGATGTTTGCGTATCAAAGCCGTATTTTATCCAAAATAAAAAAGCCTACTTCTGTACACTTACTTATTAAACCGCATTATTTTCATCTAAACCTTTTGATAACTGGGTAACAGTAGTTCTTGCTTCCCAAACATAAATCTGATCTTTGTCTTTATTGTTATAAACAACTTTGAATTTTTGCCCTGCTGTAAAGTACCACTGAAAACTACCTGTCATCCTAACCCATTTACTTACATAGCCCGTAATTTCTCCTGCAATTTCATGTTCTTCAATTGTTTTTCCACTTGCATCTAATATGTGGATTTCAAGTATATGTTCAGCATCCGCTGTTTGGGCTAATGCAGACAGGTAAGCATGTATATCATAGATACCACTTTCTTTAATGTGAAATAGACCACCAGAACGATCTACACTTCTATTAAAACCCCAACGTGGTTTATCGTTAAACTCTACAATCCACTTTCCGCTATTGTAGCGTTTTTCTTTATGAAACCAAACAGCAGCATTAGAAGGAGCTTGAAGTTTATTGTGGATTAAGAGATCAGCTTCAACTTTAACTTTTTTATATTTCGTATCTTTACTAATGACTAGAGCATCAGCTTCTTCTTCTAAAATTGATTTACCATTCAAAAGCAATCTCTTTTCGTCAAATCCCCATAATGAGAACATTTTTTTCACATCTTCAAATGATGGATGTTCCTGCCATCCTAACCAACCTTTTGCATCATCAATATAATTAGTCCAGAGTTTGTTTTGATAATCTTTTGCAAAAATAAATCCGTAAGTAGGGGAATTTATAAATGAGATACCACGCCACGATTTAGCGTTAGGTGTATTTCCTTGCACACTGCCATGACAATAAATTGTGTTTATCCCTAGTCCTCTGGCTACAATTTCATCAAGAATATTTTTTGTAGGATCACTAACCGAGATTAACGCACCACCTACATCTGTTGTGATTTTTGGCACTTGAACATTATTTGCATTAATTAATTTTGTTAACTCTACGATTAGTTTATTTGTATCATCAATTTCTTTTCTATATCCTGCTACTTGTTCCAAGGCTTTTTCAAAATCAGAAATATAACTTTCCAGTTTGATATTTCCTTCTTTGACATCTCTTCTTAAAACAATTCGGATATCTGGTGTGCTTGTACGTTCTGAATCTCCCTTTTCTATAACAAAATAAGCCATCCATTCGTTAGAAGTTGAGACCGCTTTAGCAGGTAATATATATTCAATGATTCCATTATTTACATCAATAATTTTGGCATCATCCCGAATAAACTGTTTATTATTTGTTGCTTCATACTTTGCTACATATCCAGTTAAATCAACTACTCTACCATTATCTTTTAGATATACAGTTAGTTTTAAGCCATTTTTATCATTTTGGCGTAAACGAATGGTTTTTGTGAATACTGGATCAGCCAAATCAATTATAATTACTTCATTTCTCATTTCGTTACGCTCCTTTCAATCGCACCTTTTTTAAGGCGTTTAGGTGGTCTTCTCGTGCGTTTTGATCTTCCTCTATGCTTTACATTTCCCTTAGGCTGTTGTGGCTCTATTTTTTCAATTCTAGCATCTGTTTTTGTTACGTATTCTTGAAACCCTTTTGTTAATTGTGAGAGCATACCATATAAACCTACACCTGTTTCTTTCTCTTCATTTGGAATAACTAAACCATAATGTGTTGGAATTGCATCAGTAGTAATTGGTGGTTCTCCTTCTTTTCGATTCATACGCATATCATAAAGTTTTGCCATATCTGTTTTAAGGTTGTATTGTTTAATATCCCAATCCATTACTTTATCTAATGCACTAAATCCAATATCACGAATGTTTGTCTTGTATTTTTTCTTTGATGATACTTTAAAATCAGCGGCTAAAATCCCACCATAAAATGAACCAGTGCCAGACATAACTTGAAGGTATCCATTTGCAGAATTAGA